GTCTAACTATATACAATATAAGAACTATATATACAATTGTCAAGAAAAATAATAGTTCTTGTAAAAATAGAACATACAAGTTATATTGAGTGTATGCGAAATTATAAAAAACAAGATGCACGTACCTACTGTGCTAACTGGGATGCTGGTAATTGTCTCGGTTGTGATATGCGTAGTGATATCGGAGTCTTGATTATGTATATTGATTCTAAGAAGCATGGAAAGGAATGTACAATTGATAAAGAATGTAACTATTTTAATCGAGTTGTTGTCCCAGGGATAATTAAAGAATGAAAAAAGTAAATCCAAAGAAAGTAAAGTTTTTAGAAAAAATAATAAATGATGTAATTAAAAAGCCTAGACCATCTAGAGCAGCAGCTACGTATCATACGTCGCCTGCCTGGGGCTGGGGGAGGGAGTCAAATGAGAGAACAGGGAGTGATAAAAGCGATAGAGACATCGTATCCAGAGATGATGAAGAGATTCAGTCAAGTAACGGATGAACAATATAAATTATTCTGTAGAAAACAATATGACTATGGCAGCAGCAATATAACTCTTGGTGGCGATCTAGAAAAAGAAGATGATAGAATGTTAGCTTTGATTGCTTTAGTTATTAGAATGAATGATAAGGTAAACCGTTTAAAGAACATCCTTGTAAAGCATAGAGGGAAAAATGCTGTTACGGATGAAACATATTTAGATGCATTTAAAGATTTATCCATTTATGGTGTGATAGCTCAACTTGTATCTGAGAAAGTCTGGGGTAAATAATGAAATTGTGGAAGTTAATAGAATCTTATATTTTGAAGTTTGCTTTTTTCTTAGTTAAATTGGGAGATAAACGATGAAATGGTCAGCAGAGGAAACAAATATAGTTAGACAGTATGAAAATACTGGTAAGAAAGCTTCTGATATTTATCAGCAGTTATTTGCAAGTGGTTATGATCGTACCTTGAAAGCAGTTCGAAGAAAAATTGAGTCAATGCATTTAGGTAAGCCTTATAAAAACCTCGATATCAGTAACCTACCGAAGATACTCATGTTAGATATTGAGACAACCCCTATACCAGTGTGGGCTTGGAGCTTAGGAAAGCAGTATGTACAGACTCACAGCATGATGAAAGACAGTGATGGAAAGGTTATAGACTGGTATGTCTTGAGTTGGTCGGCTAAATGGCTTTATGACGATGAAGTATTAAGTGATGTCCTAACATCAAAAGAAGCAATAAGTAGAAATGACGAGAGAATACTAGAATCTGTTTGGAAACTTCTTGATGCAGCTGATATTATTATTGCTCATAATGGAGATAAATTTGATTTAAGAAAACTAAAGGCAAGATTTCTTTCAAATGGTATTATGCCTCCAATGCCTTATAAAACGATAGATACATTAAAGGTTGCAAGGAAAGAGTTTGCGTTAACTTCTAACAAGCAAGATTACATTACTAGATTGTTAGGTGTTGAAAAAAAGTTAGATACAGATTTCCAATTATGGATTGACTGTATGAATGGAGATACAGAAGCTTTAAAGAAAATGGAGAAATATAATAAGCATGATGTACTAGGATTAGAACAGATGTACTTAAAGCTTAGACCTTATATATCTGGACATCCTAATATAGCAGTAATGATGGAAGAAAATGTATGTTCTTCTTGTGGTAGTGACTCATTAGACAGTGTTGGGAAGTATTACTATACTGGTTCAAGCAGATATGAGTTATATTACTGTAATGGCTGTATGTCTCCTCATATTAGAGGTAAGAACAATGTATCTGAAAAGAATATATTTATAAGGTCAACTGCTAAGTAATCTTGACTTTATGTATAAAACAGCTTATATTGAATAATAGATGATTACTAGAAAAATAAAAAAAGTAAATCATCCTATTTATGAAAGTGTTAAAGAATTCCAGAGGTACAATCCTGAAGTTGATGTTGTCAGCAATTGGAGGAAAGGCACCGAGGGTAGCTGGGTAGTTTCAGACGATAGGCAAGTTTGTCAGGTTTTGAAACGCGGGGAGTTGCGAGCATCCGCTTCTAATAAAGTAATTAGAAATTATATCAGGATACCTCTGGGAACTTTTGTTTGCGATGAGAAAGTTAAGATAGAAGGAGAACCTAGAAAGAATCTTTACTCATTTGGCTTGGCTAATAAAAGTGCTTATAGACACAAAATTGAGAAGAAAGAGACAACACAAAGAGAGTTTTTGTTTGCTCAGTTTGTGGCTAAGGGTGAGAATATAATAGATGCTTTCCTAAAAGCATACCCTACTAATAATCGTCGCTATGCGGAAGGTCAAGCCAAAATTTTATTAAAAGCAAAGAGGGTACAGAAATTGATAAGAGACGAAATAGATAAAGTGCTTGTGGATGCTGATATTACTCCTTTGTATCTCTTAGAGCAAATGAGATGCATTGTAGATAGTGGAGCTTCACAGGATAGAGATAAGATTCAAGCAATAAAGACCTTAATGCAAATCAGCGGAATGATGGATACTGAGAAGAGAACTGAGTCCGTTGCTGTATTCCAAGGATTTACAAAGGAGCAACTAGATGCAATCGGGTCAGGCGAAGTCAAGCAACTTGCAGCGGCTGAAAAAGAAGTTGAACTCTAAGAACTGCGATCTTTGCGGTTCTAAAATGTTTCCAACGGCTTTTATAATTCAAAACTTAGACAGTGATAATCTTTACGTGGAATGCGTAAACTGCCTTACTGTATATGATGAGAAGTTAGAGATAGATAGTGTCGGTTTACCAGAAATACATGGAGTGAGTTAATGAAAAAAGTTAATTTTAATTTAGAAATAGAAGTTCACAAGGATTTAAAAGATGAAATCTTAAAAGACTATGTCTCTAGTTATCTTATAAATCAAGAAACATTTGATGATTTTAGATTAAACATTATTGGAGGAAAAAACTATCCTGAAAATTTTGAGATAGGTTCTATCAAGTTTGATTTAAAAAAGAAAAAAGCAAAAGCTAAAAAATGAAGTTAGCTGTATATGGAACATTGAGAAGTGGGAATGAAAATACAGGTATATTAGAAAACTCTTCATTGGTTTACCCAGGGCATCATACTTTTCCAGCAGTGATTCAGAATAATAATGGCTCTGGAACTGTAGTAGAGGTGCATACTGTAGATAAAGAAGACTTAGCTAGGTATGATATCTATGAGGGTGTTGATTCTGGTCTTTATAGGCGAGTAAAGGCGGATATTAAAATGGATAGTGGAGAAACAGAGAATGTTTGGGTGTATGTAGCTGGAGACGAATTGATGCAAAGAAGCAATTCTTTTAAAGTAATTCAAAGTGGAGATTGGTACAATAGAAAATTTTAACATAGTATCTAGCAATCTTTCTGAAAAAGAACGAGTTCTTAATATGGTATCCAAAGATTTGGTTGCTTTTGGACAACTGTTCTTACCTGAAGACTTTATGAAGAGTTCTCCAGCTCCATTTCATTATGAGGTTGGCAGTAAACTACTAACCAGAAGTTTAAGAAAGCTATGTATAGTTCTTCCTAGAGGACATTCTAAGTCTACAATGGCTAAAGCAGCTTTACTTCATAGAATATACTTCAATCCTAAAGGCAAAAAAGAGTTTGCGGCTTGGGTATCTGAAGAACAAGGTCAGGCAGTAGATCACTTAAGGTATATAAAAAATCATATTGAATATAATAATGCATTAAATTATTATTTTGGAGATATGATGGGTAGTAAGTGGACAGAGAAAGAGATAACTACTAGTCGTGGTGATAGGTTGATAGCTAAAGGAACAAGCCAGAGATTAAGAGGTAGGTCTGAACTAGGCACTAGATATACAAATATTATACTTGATGACTTTGAATCTGAGTTAAACACTAAGACTCCAGACAGAAGAAGAGAAATTAAAGAGTGGTTGATGTCTACAGTTTATCCATCTCTTGAGGAATCAAAAGGAAATGAAGGTTCTATTTGGTTGATTGGTACTATTGTTCACTATGATTCTGCTTTACAGGTTATATATGATGGGTACTTAGAGGCTAAGAATAAAAAAGAAGAGTATACGTGGGATGTTATTTTTCATAGAGTATTAGAGGATGGTAAACCATTATGGGAATCTTATTTTAATAAAACAAAGATTAACCAGATAAGAAAAGATTATGAGAATGTAGGTCAATTACATAAGTTTGCTCAAGAGTACATGAATGACGCTAGAGACCTAGCAACTGCTAAGTTTAAAATTGATAAATTGCAACATCATGATTATGAATTTGTATCAGGAAACAATCAAGCTTATATAAGAGATAATGATAAAGTAATTCCAGTAAATGTCTATCTAGGAGTTGACTTAGCTTACGAATCAAGTGCTCATCATGATTTTCAAGTTATAATGGTAACAGCTGTAGATAGTGAAAAGAATTTTTATATATTAGATTATTACCATGAGCATCTTCCTTTGTACGAAATGCCTAAAAAAATATTTGAATATGCTAAAAAATATTCACCAGTTAGAAGAGTTAATGTTGAGCACGTTGGAGCTCAAGGAATTATAAAAGACGCTGTTAATAAAATGGGTGGATTTGATAGAAAGATGGCACCAGGGATTGCAAGAGGTGTCAGACCTCCTTCTGGAATTAAGAAAGAAGACAGATTGGAGTCTGGGTTATGTCCGATTGTTAATAGAGGAAAATTGTTCCATAGAAAAATACATCAAGAGATAGTAGATGAGATGTTTCACTTTCCAAAAGGAAAGAACGATGACTTGCTTGATGGTCTTTGGTATTCAATAATAAATGCAAGATCTCCTCTTAGTAAAAGCTTTAGTTCGGATAAATTTGAAGCTGAAAAATCAGATAAACGCAAAGAATCAAAGAAATCTATTATAAGAAGCTGGATTACTGGACAAAGAACTTAAAAGTACTTGACAAATAGTGCATATTGTGTTATATTATATATATAGATACCAAGGAGTCGCAAAATTAACTACGTAGAAACTTTTGCCGAGCATGAAGATGCTCAGGCTAACAGAGAATTATGGAGAAGATGGAGAGATGCC